TAAATAAGAAAATGAAAAAAAAAACAGCTTAGTCTAATAAAAATCTGAAGTTGTAACGTCCAGTAGGTTCAGTAGGCCAAAGTCGGTTCTTTTCCGCTTGGGTTCTTCCTCCAATAACGAAGTTTTGTGCGTAGCACTCTTCGAATGTAGGAAAGATAGTAGGGTCAACATAAATCTCACGTCTTGCGAGTCGATACTCTTGATTAGCAGTAAATCGAGGCACATGGCGGTTTGAAATAAATTGATGAACATTCTTGCAAATGTCGTATACTCTACGAGATGATCCCATTGATGCAAGAGCTATTCCGACTGCAGAGGCAGCGGTGGCGGCGAGATTTTGGTCTCTTTCAGGGTAAAGCAGATGTGCGAGTAGTTCGAGTTCGTCACGGTGTGCGATTCCATTTGTATGGCCATAGCTCAAGACAGAGATGTCATTGATGTTGGTAGAATATTGAGTTTTCTTCTCCGATAGTACAGCGTTGAAGCGAATTTTGGCTTCTTCGGCATATCGAGCGAGGAATTCTTCTTTGGTACGGCAGATTCCTAAAGTAGCTTGGAGCCACTTAATAAATGAGTCATCACCTTGAAACTTAGCTGAAAAGCTAGGTAGTTCAATGTCTATTCCGAGGGCGGACAGACATGTTAAGGTCATAACACAGTTGTAAAAGGAGTCTAGCAACTGGGTTTGTTGAAAACCAGATGCGATACCGTTAAATTGCCATTGATAGAACTTTCCGCTGAAACCACGTATAGGTGTGTGCTTAATTGAATAGCACATCCAATCCCATAGGTTTTGGATTCGGCGTTCGCTAGATTGAGAATCGGGATAACTCAGACGAGCAGGAGCGTCAGGGTCGGCTTCGGTAGGTTCGTAACCTTGATCGAAATCAAACCATGATCTCCACATATCGTGAATGTCATCTATTACTTCATGTAGTGCAAACTTGTCAAATTTTGACCAGTCTGATGAGATGTAATGTTCTCCTTGGAGGTATTCAGTGAATAGTCGTGACCATCCACCTTTCGATGTTTCGTAACTCCATAGTAGCGGGTTCTTGACTTTCTGATTGAGATACTCTTTTTGCAGGTTCCATATAAAAATGTTTTCTGACATAAGTAGTAGCT